ACGCAGCTCCGACAGATTGTGGAATGCTTCTGCTATCCTGTACACCACTGCCAATACGCAGTCCTTGATACAGTTGATCAGTTCCTACAGCAATAGCTGCATCAGTAGACATACCTGCAATTACAGGTGGTAAGTTCTGCCTTAACCCAGCATTCCTAAAACCTTTTTTAATTACGTCTTTTCTAACTTTCTTAGCTTGCTCTTGAGTCATACCTCTTTTAAGAGCATTCTTGTAAGCTAGTTGGGCTGTTTTACGCATAGCAAAACCAGCACCCTTACTACTATATTTGGTAAATAGACGACCAATACCAAGACCTAGGACAGTAGTAGGATCCCATACACCTGCTTTTACGTAGTCTCTGACACCGTCTAGTGTCTCTCCCCAAGTCACATTCTCATTGAAGATTCCAGGCATCTTATCCATGATCTCAAAAGAAGCACCCATCAGTGCTCTCTGCTCATCATCAGCCATAGCAAACCACGCAACGTCATTACCTGTCGTTACGGTTTGGCCACCAGTAAGTGACCTCATCCAGTTCTGCCACTCTTGGATAAGTTCTTCGTCAGACATATCACGGTCATAACGTTCATCAAAGCTGTACTTGTTACGAGTTTCCTCACTGTAACGAGCTTTCATGATGTTACGTATACCGTCCACAAGATTGGGATTATCTAAGATAGCTCTCTCAGTTAAAGAATCCTGTTCGATATTGTCTAGTTCACGGATAATATTGTAAGCCTCAAAGCTTTGCTCTGGAGCTGGTGTGCTGTTTTCTTTAGAACTAATACCGACACCAAGAAGATCTTTAGGCTCTTCCTGATTTTGGTCCTCGTTATTTAAACCGATACCAATTAAATCTTCATCCATGATCAGCCCATAATTCTTTCAATTTGCTCTCTGGTTACGGTGCCCATCTGACCGTTACTCATGTACTTGTCTCCCTCACCTAACAAGCCAGACTTGATGGCTCGTTCAAACAGTGCATTTCCTTCAGGAGTTCTTGGGAAGTTTAGTCGTTGATTAACCAAATAATTATATGGTCTTAGTTTTGGATTTGTTTCCATCAAATTAATAGCTGCTTCTGGTCCAGCAATAGCTGCAGCACCTACGTAATCCCCAGCCTCTAGTCCAGTTAAAGCTCTTTCAAGTTCAGCTGCTCTTGCCTCTATTTCAGGTCCAGCATTACCACCTGCAATATCTGCATTTATTTGTTGTAACTCTGCAGCTATGGTAGGTCTTAAGTTACCGATATAAAGTTCTTTAAGTGCTTTCTGTTCACTACCAGATAGAGATTTCTGAGGGCTTGTAAACTGAAATGCAATTCCCACATCTTCCTTACCACCTGAGATACTCCTTGCAACATCCTCAAATGTCTTACCACCAAAGGCAATCTCACTGGCCATATCTTCATCGACACCAAGCAGTGTAAGAATCTCTTCTTGAGAGAGTTTACCTCCAGAGTTCATAACTTCTCTGTGAAAGCTTATAACATCTTCTTCAGCTTGTTCTGGACCGTAGGGTAAGCCCTCTTCTGCATAGTAGTCTTGGATCTTAACTTGCCCCTCGTTGAAAGCCTGTAAGGTTTTTAGATCAGCACCTACTAGTTGAGGGACAATCTTACTGTTCTCAGGTAGCCTTGCTTTAATCTGCGACATAAGTGCAGCCTTAGCTGCTAGGTCTTCATCAGCATCTGCACCATACTTCAGCTTAAGTTCAAGAGCTTTGGCTCTGAGACCATCCATTCTCTCTTGCTCTTTGTCGGTAGCCTTTACCCAGTCAGCTATACCTCTTGCACTAATCTTAACCATTATTATACCCTCGCCATTAGTCCAGTTTTAGCTGGCTCTTCTGTTGGCTCTTCTTCTACCATATCAGGTTGTTCTTCAGTCATTTCCATTGAAATTGGTTCAGGCTTTTCTGGCTCTGCTTTATCCAAAAGCTTTTTAGCAGCTTGTACATTTCTTCTATATGCAAGTGCTTTCTTTTCGTTTTGGTTTTCAAAACCTTCATCGTAGTCGATACCAGCTTCATCAGCAAAACCCTTGATAAACTCATGTAGAGCTGGGGCAATAATTAAGCTGACATCAATAGAATGAATACCTTCCATGACAGCACTACGAAGAATACCTTGCACAAGGGTGACCATGTCCAACCCATAATCTAAGAAATGTAGTGCATCTTCCATTGCACCTTCTTCCATTAGATTGTCCATGTGCATGTCCAAAGCCTCTACAGCATCTGTAACTTCTGGAGGTCTTTCATATGCTTGACTCTTTGGTTCTACTGTAAGGGACTGACCTGGTATTGGCCTTTCAAACATCTTCATTATTCTTGTTCCTTCCAATTATAAATTGGTGTGGCATCAGCAAGACCTTCGTCAGGTTTAATACCCGCAGCTTTACTTCCGTACCAAGCAGACCAACCATCTTCAGCAGCTTTATCTAGAGCAAATTGAATCTGTTTAGTGATACCTTCAAGTGTGTTGTCGTAACGTAGAAGTCGTCCAGTCAACTCTTCATACTCGTTTCCAAGACCACCGCCAGTGTACAACTGGAAAGGTCCGTAAGAAGCTTCTTGACCACCTACTTTTTTCTGGCTACCAGACTTAATCTTAGATTGATAAGCTCCAGCACCCTCAGCTCTAAACAACTTAATTGCAATGTCAGCAGATATCTTTCTCTTAGTTGCCTCGACCCTAATAATATCTTCTATTGCAGACTTATTCAAGTCTTTAGGATAACTTGGGATAATGTTCTTAATATGTTCTTGATCTGCATCTTCTGGTGGAGTTAAATCTACTTCATCAGAAGGGTTATCAGCTCTTGCAAGATGTATATCTTGAATATCTTTAAATCTTTTAGCAACTCTATCCCCCAGAACCTTTTCTGGAGTCTCAGAAATATCAGTACTTACTCTTCTACTAATCGACCTAGTATCACTTGCCAATCCTCTAGAAGCTCTAGAACCTTTTGCAGCTTCATAAAGGGCTGTGCCTCCAGCTTCTGCAGCTGCTTTCATTTTACTATAGTTTACTTTATACATGATTCACTACCTTAGAGTATACCGTCTAGCAGACCTTTGTTAGAAGTTCCGAATAAGAATCTAAACATCAAGGATGTAGCTGCTGCATCTTCTTCGGCAGCAAGCTGTGTTCTTACAGCTTCTAGATTTTTATCACCAAGGACAATCTGCAAAGCTCTGTCCATAGCTGATTCACTAGATGTAAATGCATAGCTCATGATATCTCTTTCACGTTGCCAGATTTGATCTAGGTTTTTAGCTGTAAGTCCATTGATTGTTTTAGCAAAGTCAGCATGACTCTGATTGATTGCAGCAGTGTTAAGAGTTGATAAGTTTTGTCTCCATGCTGCATTAGCTTGAGCAATAACTAAACCATTAGCTGCATTAAACTGATCTCTTTGATTCTGCATCTCAGAGTTAAACTTTCTCATAGCATTGGTGCTATTGACGTTGAACTGATCCATAGCATTGATCTGAGTTGCATTGAACTGAGAAGTCTGAGATTTTAAAGTGTCGTAGAACTGATTGACTTGGTTTTCACTAGTAGCATTAAATTGTGCAGCAGCATTCTCTGCAGCAGCATCAGTAAATAATGCATTAATGTTTGACTGAGCTTTAAACACTTCTGTAGCTTGCTCGTTCGACAAGTTAGCCATATCAATCTGCAGGAAGTTTCTAGCATTTTCAACTTGTGCTTGCTGACGATTGTTCAAGTTAGTCAGTTCAAGTTGAGATAGTGCTGCAGCTTCTGCCATTATAACAGCTTGTCTGTTTGTCAGATTGCTAAGTTCCATTGTATTAGCTGCACGAGAGTTCTCAAGAGCAATCTGCTGTTCAGCAGTAAAGTTCATGTTAGCAATCTCAGAAACTTTAGCAGCATTCATAACCTTAGCTTGGAATGCTTGGTCAAAGTCTTGTTGTAAAAACTTAGCTCTTTGCTCTGCTTTGAATAGAGCCATCTGCTGTTTGTTACCAGCATCAATTTGAGCAATAGGTAGTGCAGCTTCCATAGCAGCTTGAATAACTGCTTGTCCTGCCAAAGACGAAGCACCAAGACCTCTGGCAGCAAGCATCTGTGAGGCAGCTCTCATAGATCCTGCAGCCCAAGGAGGGGTATTTCCACCTTCAAACTGAGCCATTAGACTTGCTAGCTCACCTTGTACAGATGCTGCTTGTACTTCACCAGTACCAAACGCCTCACCTACTTTTGTTTGATCTACACCAGTACCTTGTACAAACTCGGAGACACCATCCATAGTCTCCACTTTTCTTGCATCTGGTGCAGTAACATCTACAGACTCACCTTGAGCAGCATTTATATCAGAAACAGCAGTTGTTTTTTGCTCTTGAGCATCAATAAGTTGTGTAGGACCAGTAGATGTAGCTGCAGTCATACCATCAGTTACACCTCGAACACCCTCTGCAGTGCTCGTAACACCTGCAGTTGCTGGGCCTTGAGCAGTCGGCATCTGTGCAAGTTCTGCAGTACCTGTCGTAGCAACCTCAGCAAATGGTGCTATAGGTGTAGTTTGTCCTGCATCGACAGGCATAAACTGGGTAGAGTCAGGAGTGATCTGAGCTACTGGTGCCTGAACAGGTTGGAAAGTCTGCGCAACTAGGTTGCTAGACATGCCTTGTATTTGTTCCGTATTTAGGTTATATGGATCAAAGGCACTATCTGTTTGCTCTTCAGTAGTTCCAGTATCTGTACCTGCAGTACCTGACTCTGAATTTGGTACGTATTTTGAACCATCCCAAGTGTATACAGTTCCTGTAGATGGGTCTGTAGTAGTTGAACCTACTGGTGGTGGATTCATAGGGTCAGCTTGTAAAGTAAAGTATGCAGGGATACCACCATAGGAAGGCATACCAGCACCACCAGCTGCTGCCAGTAATTTTTCTTCTTGAGGATTTACATAGGCAAGTCTGTGAGGCTGTCCTGCAATGTTAGCTTGATTAGGAACTACACCACCTTGGGCATACTTACGAATGTAACCACCTATAGCCAAGCCTTTACTTGCTACTTCAGGTCTAGCTTGCTCAAACTGTGCAATGGCCTCACGAGTCTTTGGACCTGTGTAACCAAACTGTCTGGTGTAGACTGCATACTTACTATTTAATTCAGCATCAGACATCATCATACCGCCTTCTGCAGCTGCCACAGCTTGCTGTTGTTGTTGCTGTTGTTGAGGCGGCTTCTCCATTTTAAATCCAGGAGGTACATACGTTATTGGCTTACCATTAAATAAAGTGACTAGAATACGTTGACCTAAAGGATTTACAAAGTAGACATTTTGATAGCCACTAGTAAACTTTTGTCCAGTTACAGGATCAATAGTTACAAGTGTTTCAGGGACAGCACCTTGTGTTCCTGCATAGTGTGTCTTATAGGTAACTTGACCTGGGACTGCAGATAGTCCTGCAGTTTGAATTGGCGAAGAGAATGTACCTGTTGTGGAGTCTGGTTGAGTTGACGTAGCACCTGTTCCAGATGTAGTAGTAGGTCCATAAGTAGGTATAGTGGTGTCTTGAATTACAGTACGAGGTACGTTAGGATTTACTACTGGTGTTTCTCCCGCAGGTAGGTCAACTACTTCCGTGCTAGGTATTACAGATGTAAAGCCTCCACCAGATGTGACAAAGTCACCCTGAGCATCCTCTGCAGATACACCAACGTTATCTACAGTTCCGCCTCCAGTGGTGACTTCTTGAAAGTTAGTTGTAGGACTCTCCGCAATGGGTTGTGTGTCTTCAATATTAATAGTAGTGTCTACTTCATTATCAGTATTTGTATCCGAAGTCGGTTGTTCTTCTACAGGTGTAGTATTTATAGTTTGTTGAACAGTTTGTAGAGATTGCATTTTTTCTTCAGGGGTCATATAGCCTCTGAAGTTTAAGTAGTAATTAGCATCATCTAAACTATTAAAAACATAGTTTCTGTTGTTTCTTCTACCTGTACTACCTAGAACAGTAGCATTACTGAGGTATCTATCCTGAGCATCTTTAAGATAGAACTTACCATTCTTTTCTTCTATTTTAACTTCAGCACCTACAGCTAGGGTGCCAGACTCTGTAAAGTCTTGGCTAATATCACGGTTTAGATATGCTGTATTATCAGGTATAACATTAATTGACTCTTGAGTAAACACATTGGATGTGTTACCTGGTTGTATAGCGGCAGTAGCTGCAGCAGAGTCTGTACCTACAGCCTGTCCTGCTGTACCTTGAACAACAGTTTTAACTTCTTGTTTGGTTACAGGGTTAGTTTTAGTAGCTTGAGCCACTGCTTCATTCTTAGCTTGAACAAGAGTTTGTGCTTGAGGGTTATCTGCAGGTATTAATTGCCCTGAAGTACCGACAACTCTTTGTTCACCTTGAACAGTGACTGTATCTCCAGCACTAAACTGCCCTGACGCAATAGCTTCAAAAGCTCCACCTGCACCGTGATAATTGTCAAATTCTGTTGCCATAATGTAATACCTTTACTTACTCATTGTCATCCACACTGCACCAGCTATAAATGTCAGTACGGCGACAGTGACTAATCTTGTTATTGTTGACCAGATAGACTTACGAGTGTCACGCCATGCTTCCAACAAGCTACGCATCTCAGTAATATCTCTTTGTGCATCATCATCAAGTAGACCAATAGAACGCAAAGCTTCTTTAGCTCCACGTCTAGCTGCACGATCCAGCATATCTTCTAGTTTATCTGGGGAAAGCTTTACTTCACTCATAGTTTAACTCATAAATGCTAAAATGTCAAGTTATTTATGGCTTTGTAGGCCAGTCATCATCAGATAAGTTAGGCCAGTTAGCATGTGAAGTAATATCACGCAGAGCCTGACGATATGTAGTCATCTCAGCAGAGAGTGTCATATCAGATAGTGCTAGATAGTCTGTCTCAGCTAGTAGTTCGTTGCGTTTATCACGGTTTGTCTCAGCCGTAACTGCATCGTTAGCTGTGATTTCATCTGCTGTC